TTCGTATGCGTGGGTAGACACTAACAAGCTAGACGAGAGCGCCAAAGATGCGTTGGCTTCTCAGCTAATTACTATGATAGAGCCTGCGTCTGACCCAGTAAATCACCCTGCCCATTACAAGACAGGCGGCATTGAAACGATTGACTTCATCGAAGCCAAGGAGTTCAACTACAACATGGGTAACGCCGTTAAGTACATCAGCCGAGCCGAGTACAAAGGTAACAAGAAGCAAGACCTTGAGAAAGCTATTTGGTATCTCAACCGTGAACTAACCAAAGCATGAACTTTCTTACGATCGACTTCGAGACTTACTATGACAAGGACTTCAGTCTGAGTAAGCTGACCACAGAGGAGTACGTCCGTGACGATCGCTTTGAAGTCATTGGCATATCCGTTAAGGTTGGGGACGAGCCAGCACAGTGGTTTAGCGGCACGAAGAACGAAACCAAAGATTGGCTTGACCAATTTGAAATGGGGAAGTACTTCGTTGTCGCCCACAACATGATGTTTGACGGCGCAATATTGGCGTGGTACTTCGGTATCCATCCGTTTGCGCTGATGGACACACTGGCTATGCTTCGTGCGGTTGATGGCACTGAGGTTGGCAACAGCTTGGCAAAAGCCGCCGAGCGGTACGGTGTAGGGAAGAAAGGCAACGAAGTTGTAGCGGCAATGGGTAAGCGCCGCCGTGACTTTACACCTGCTGACCTGCAACAGTATGGTGAGTACTGCAAGAACGACGTAGAGATTACGTACAAGCTCTTTGAGATTCTGCGCTACAGCTTTAAGAACAAAGAGTTGCGCCTCATCGATTTGACCTTGCGGATGTTTACCAAGCCAATCTTACAGTTGAACCTGCCACTGCTTGAGCAACATCTCATAGATGTGGTGGACAAGAAAGAAGCATTGATTGCCGCCGCCAGTGCCGACAAAGACTCGCTGATGTCGAACCTCAAGTTCGCCGATATGCTTATAGACGCAGGCGTTGAGCCGCCTATGAAGATCAGCCCTACCACAGGCAAGATGACATACGCCCTTGCCAAGAACGACGATGGGTTTAAGGCGTTGGCGGATCACCCTGATTTGCAGGTGCAAGCTCTTGTCGCGGCACGGCTTGGGTCAAAGAGTACGCTGGAGGAGACACGGACTCAGAGGTTTATTGACATAGCAAAGCGCGGTAGCCTTCCAGTCCCACTACGCTACTACGCTGCTCACACAGGCAGATGGGGTGGAGACGACAAGCTTAACCTTCAGAACCTGCCAAGGGGTAAGAAAGGTGCGCCACCACCGAAGCTCAAGTGCGCCATCGTGCCGCCTGAGGGGTATGTATTGATTGACTCAGACTCATCGCAGATCGAAGCCCGCGTGCTGGCGTGGTTGGCAGGTCAGGACGACTTGGTAGACGATTTTGCTAGAGGTAGAGATGTGTATCGCATCATGGCGCTAAAGATTTACCGCCGCCAGTACATTGAAAATGTGACTGAGGAAGAGCGGTTTGTAGGTAAGACAACCATCTTGGGTTGCGGCTACGGCATGGGGCACGTTAAGTTCCGTGCGCAGCTACGGACGTTTGGGGTAAACCTGTCGGAAGAGTGGTGCAAGAAGGTATTGAGAACCTATCGGGATGAGTTCTCTCATATACCCGCTCTATGGGAAGAAGCGCATGTATGCTTGGATGCCCTGTCGGACGAGAAGCTCAAGACTTCTATATTTGGCAAGCAACCCCAAGCGGTTAACGTACTTCCCGGGATAGGGTTTGATATGCCCAGCGGCTTGCCGCTGAAGTACATGGACTTGAGACCTGATGCGATTGACGAACGGGGGCGTAAGCAATACATTTACTCTACCCGCCGTGGCAATGTGCGCATTTATGGCGGTAAGGTTGTTGAGAATATCTGTCAGGCGTTGGCACGGTGCGTGATCGGCGAGCAGATGCTTAGGGTTGCTGAACGCTACCAAGTTGTGTTAACTGTCCACGATGCTGTGGCTTGCATAGCTAGGGAAGAAGAGAAGGAAGAAGCCGCACGATATGTACAAGAGTGCATGCGATGGAGGCCGAAATGGGCGCAGACCCTGCCACTTGATTGCGAAGTTAAATACGGAGATAGCTATGGAACTACAAGAAAATTCACTGGATGAGCCAAGAAACAAACTTTGGTTGGCACGTAAGCATCTTTACGACGGGGTTAGCTACAAACAGCTTGGTAAAGAGGTTGGGCTTTCGGGGAATCGGGTGTCGCAAATAGTTAAGCCAATCGAAAGAATGCTGGTTCTTAAAAGCATAAAAAACTTTTACGAATTGGAAGCCTCAATTACAACCCCAAGCGACGATCTTAAATACGTGATGGACAGACGAGTCATGCTACAAGAAAATTGTGCCCTGTTGATGGGCGGCGACGAAATCAAGAACGTCTTAAATCAATTGGCGAATCTATGAACTACACATGGTCGTACTCCAGCATCTCGCTGTTTCAGCAATGCCCCCGCAAGTATTACCACATGCGTGTAGCAAAGGATATCGTCGAGCCACCCCAAGTGCATTTGGATTACGGTAAGGTGGTACACAAAGTTGCTGAAGACTACATCGGGGCCGGAACGCCAATCCCACCGCAATACGCTTTCATACAACAGCACCTTGACCCCTTAAAGGACTTGCCCGGAGAGAAGTATTGTGAGTACGAGATGGGGCTGACCAAGGAGTTTGAGCCGTGCGAGTTCAATGCTGAGAATGCGTGGTTCCGTGGGGTTGCTGACTTACTTATCATTAATGGCGACAAGGCACGTATCATCGATTACAAGACGGGTAAGAGCAGTCAGTACGCCGACACCAAGCAGTTGGAGTTGCTATCGTTGCTGACGTTCAAGCACTTCCCACAGGTCAAATCAATCAAGTGTGTGCTGATGTTTCTTGTTGCCAAAGATTTAGTACCCGCTACATTTACTGCCGAGCAACAGCCTGAGGCTTGGCAGAGGTGGTTGCCTGAGATAGAGCGGCTAGAGAAATCATTTGAGACCGACATGTGGAATCCCAAACCCAACTTCACATGCCGGAAATTTTGTGCAGTCGTAGACTGCGAACACAACGGAAGGAAATGAAATGAGTCTTACCCCCACCCCTTTTTATAATGGCGATAACACATGCACCTGCTGTGATAAACCTATGTATGCCAATGATGTTGGAGTTATTTTCCGCCCTCATAGCCAAAGAGACGACTTTATGTTTTGTACCGACTGCGCTACTTCTATGACTATGTCGATAGCGCAAGATATAGCTAAACTCAACCCAGACCTTGGCCTGTCTTACTATTTTAAATTTAAAGCACCAAATGCCAGCGCAATTAACTTACGTCGCCATGCAGATGCACTTAAGGATTTGGCATCAAAAATGGAAGACCACGCTGATTCAATGGCTTACATGCACCACCCAGACGAGGACAAATAATGCCATACGTTAATAAACCCCGCCCATACAAAAAAGAATACGAGCAGTACGACGGCACACCCGCTGTCAAAAAGAAACGAGCCGCACGAAACAAAGCCCGCGCTATGTTAGAGCGCGAAGGTGTTGTTCACAAAGGAGATGGTAAGGATGTTGACCACAAGGTTCCACTTAGCAAAGGTGGCAAGACTGTGCGGTCTAACCTTAAGGCTAAACCCGCATCTGCAAATCGTTCCTATGCACGTAACAGCGACCACTCGGTAAAATAATGCACATCATCGACGACAAAATCTTGGTGGTTCGCACCAAGAATCCGAGCCGTATTATTGAAGCAATTGAGAAGAGCACTGCAATCAGTCAGACAGATGATGTAACTGAGGTTGCAGTCAACTGGGGGTTAAAGGAAGCGCAAGCCTTACGCAAGCTTGGTATCAAGTCTGCACCATCACCCATCGTGCGTGACTATGAGTGGCCCGGACTGTATAAGCCCATGAGCCATCAGAAGGAAACCGCATCGTTCTTGACCCTGCACCAGCGTGGCTTCTGCTTTAACGAACAAGGCACAGGCAAGACGGCGTCAGCAATATGGGCGGCGGACTACCTATTAGAGCAGGGCGTCATCAACCGCATACTGGTCATCTGCCCTTTATCCATCATGCAGTCAGCATGGCAAGCCGACCTGTTCAAGTTTGCTGTCCACCGCAGTGTGAACGTGGCCTACGGAGACCGAGCCAAGCGCAAGCAGATTATTAACGGCATTGCCGAATTCGTCATCATTAACTACGATGGTGTTGGCATTGTGAGGGAGGAGATCAAGAACGGCGGCTTTGACCTCATCATTGTGGACGAAGCAAACGCTTACAAAAACTCTCGCACCGAGCGGTTCAAGACGTTGAAGTACATCATGTCGCCGACCACATGGCTATGGATGATGACTGGCACACCTGCGGCACAGTCTCCGCTGGATGCGTATGGGCTGGCGAAAGCCTGTGTCCCTGCAAGAGCGCCGACCCTGTACACCATGTACAGAGAATCTGTGATGTACCAACTCACCCGATTTAAGTGGATACCCAAGCCAAACTCAGAAGCAGTCGTGCATGAGCTACTGCAACCAGCAATACGCTTCACCAAGAAGGAGTGTCTTGACTTGCCCGATGTAACGCACACATCTCGCTTTGCACCGTTGAGCGCACAGCAGTTGAAATACTACAAGCAACTTAAGAAAGACTTTCTGATTGCGGCAGTGGGTGAGGAGGTGTCTGCGGTTAATGCGGCGGCTAACCTAAACAAGCTGCTACAGATTGCATGTGGCGCTGTCTACACCGATACAAAGAACGTCATTGAATTTGATGTGTCGGCCCGCCTCAATGTATTGCAGGAAGTGATTGAGGAGTCAGCGCAAAAAGTCTTGATCTTCATACCCTACACACACGCCATAAATCTTGTCAAAGAGTTTATGGATAAGAACAACATCACTGCGGAAATAATTAATGGTAGTGTAAACGTCAACAAACGTACTGATATTTTCAAACGCTTTCAAGAAAACACGGAGCCGAAAGTATTGCTAATTCAGCCACAGGCGGCGGCTCACGGGGTAACCCTAACGGCGGCTAACATAGTGATATGGTACGCTCCAGTTACGTCTAGCGAAACCTACCTGCAAGCTAACGCACGGGTACACCGTCAAGGGCAGAAGAATCCTGTAACAGTAGTGCATATCGAGGGCAGTCCCGTCGAGGCTAAGTTATATGAGATGCTGCAAAACAAACTGGACTACCACGCAAAGATAATTGATTTGTACAAGAACGAAATTAGTTCTTGACAAAGTCAACAAAGAGGGTATAATCAATACCCCGAGGCAGTAAAAATATTAAAGGAGAGAGATATGGATGTACCCATAGAGCAGATAGTCTCTACGTATATTAAGTTACGTGATAAGCGTGACATGATGTACCAAGAGTTCAAGGATAAAACTGCGCAGATCGAAGAGGACATGCAGACCCTCAAGCACAAGCTAGTAGACATCTCCAAGGAGACTGGAGTAACTAGCTTTTCTTCACCATCAGGCGTTGCCTACCGCACAGTCAAAAACCGTTACTGGACTAATGACTGGGGTAGCTTCTATCAATTTATGCAGGAGCATGAAGCGATGGGGCTGTTGGAGAAACGCATCCACCAAACTAGTATGAAAGAGTTTTTGGATGAAAACCCCGAAGTGCATCCCCCCGGATTGCATGTAGATAGTGAATACGAAATCACAGTTCGTCGTAAGTAATTTTTTAACCACAGGAGTAGCAATGAGCGAAGTAACTTTGTTCCAACAAGAAATCCCCGCATACCTTAAACGTGCAGGTATGGATGACTTAACCAAATCACTGGCTGGTAACACCGGCCTCAAGCGTATCTCTATCCGTGGCGGTGTGTTCCGCATGATGGTCAACGGCGAAGAGATTACCAAGAACGAGGGTCGCGCAATGAATATCGTGATCGTCAACGGCGGCAGAAAAATTGCCCGTCAGTTCTATGTTGGTAAGTACGTAGCTGGTGAGTCGTCTGCACCTGACTGCTGGTCTAACGATGGCGATGCGCCCGATGCGTCAATCGAAGAACCCCAAGCCAAGACCTGCGAGGGTTGCCCCCAAAACATCAAGGGCTCAGGCCAAGGGGACTCCCGTGCTTGCACTTTTAAGCAACGGTTAGCAGTTTTGTTAGCCGACGATATTGACGGCGATGTGTTTCAACTGGTGTTGCCCTCTAAGTCGATCTTTGGTCGTGGCGACTTAGACAAGATGCCCTTCCAACAGTACGCCAAGTATGTCGGCGCTCAAGGTAAGAGCATCAACACTTTGGTGACTGAAGTTCGCCTTGATAGCGATAGCGATACTCCTAAGTTGACATTCAAGCCCGTCAAGTACTTGACTGAGCAAGAGTGGGAGATAGCAAAAGAGAAGGGCGATACCCCCGCCGCCCGTTCCGCAGTAATGCAGACCGCCGCCGCTACTGATGGCGTAAAAGCCAACAAGCCCACTATGAAAGCCGTAGTAGTTGAAGCTGAAGTTGAAGACGTACCCGAGCCCGTAAAACGTGCATCCAAAAAGAACGCCGAGCCTGTCGCCAAGAAGGACTTTAAGGATGTGATTAGTAGCTGGACTGACGACGAGTGACGATGGACAACCGTGGCTACATGTCAAGAATTATCCGAGCTAACTTAGAGGCAAGCGCGGATAGCCCCGGCGTCATGTTGGGTA